GTAGATATCACCAACTGAGCTGCCAAGCGGCAGGTATCCAGCAACCCCGTTGATAATCAGGCGAAACGTCTGACGAGACGTCAAAGACACGCCAATGGAGGCCTTTCCAGCGCTGTATGAGTTGAGGGTGTTACTGGGCGCTGGAATCGCCGCTCCGGTGACAACGGGCTGACCAACCTCTTTTACTTGATAGGTCCACGCCCCCGGTGAGTTAGGCACGCGGTGGAGCTTGATCCAGCCGTTAGCGCAACGAAGCATCACCCCAAGACTGGTGGCCGTCCCCGTTTCCATCTTTAAGTGGGCTGATATCGTCTCGCCTATCGAAATTGGCACAAAAAGCCCGCTCGTCAGCCCTGTTGAAAGGGGGACAAGCGCAGCGGACGGGGAGGTGGCCCCTAGAGAACCCTGCGTCCAGGTGTCAGAGTTTACCGTTTGCTGCGTGCAGTCAGTAAACGGAACAATAGACGCTACGAGCGGATTCCGGTTGAGATTAGCAGACCTGCGAACGTAATCAACTTCGCCGCCATATGTGCTGAAATTCTTTGATACGAATGTGAATTTGCAGTTTCCATGCATTTTCAGACTGCCGATTAATGGGTAATAGTCATAATCAAACGCAAGGTTAACGTTGTCATCGACATATACAGTGGTCCCGTGCAGCGCCGGGTCATCACCAACAATATTGTAAGTATCGAGAGCAGATGAAAACCCAGAAAAATAAACATAACCGAAGCTAGTAACACTATCCTTCCAAGCTTGAGTTGCGTTGGCTGAATTGTAAGACGCGATCTTTGTTATCGGCTGCAAGACCAGATCGGACTGCATAAGGGCGCCATTAATTTTAACCCACCCGGTTGGTGTTGAGTTCGGATCATTGGTATTGCTATCAACTTGATTTTGCCACAGCGTTACAGCATCGGCTCCGAGTATCACGCACCCCTTTGGATATCCACCGATGGCTGACGACAAGGCAGCGCTAAAAAATGGCTGACCTCCAGCCTGGATATAACGAATGATTTCCGTGATCTGGTAAAAGATTCCGTTAAAATCTTGCCCAGCTGGAGGCAGGCCTCCAGCCTCTTCCGGGGTCATGGTGATGTCAGGAAACCCCTTGTCGAAACCTGCCGCGCCTGTGGTGTTATTTGCATTTTCAGGGATCGGGTTTTTTGAGCCGGTGTCGGCCCACGGAGTTAGTATTTTTGATGGTTCGGTAATAGACATCCTGATTCCTTATATCTCTAAAATTGATGGGACAACGCCGCCAGGGCTTGGCACTGCATCACTGTTGAATATCCCTCGCTCCCATGGCTCTAGGGTGAATTCGAACACGTATTGTATCTCCATTCCGCCGACATCCTTAACGTGGCATCGCCCCCTCCCTTGGAATATCTGCTGCAGCATCCTGTTGAGGTTGAATGTTGTCAGATCTGAAATGTTAGTGAATGCTTTGGTCATTATCAAAGTTCGAAATGCAGAGTCTGAAAGATTGAATGACTGCCCACCAGGATTACCGTCATAAAAAACTCCCTGTCCGAACGTTTGCCAACTCTGATTGATGGTGGCTGTCTTGAATCCGAAGTAGTTTCCAGGTCTTACCGTCACAACTCGGCCGTTTTCAAGGCCTACTATTCGCCCCCAGATATCAAGTCCAAATCCTTGGGCGGTGTCTATGTTCCATACCACTTCGTAAAACTCATCAGCCCACGCAGCTGAGAAATATTCTGTGTGATAGCTGATTAGCTGATTTATCCTAGGCGACGCTGCGTATTGGCGCATGGGGATCATATGACCTGGACCTCGATATCCAATGCGGTCAGCGTTGGAGATTGATCTATCCCAATATCCAACGAGTCGGCATTTGCAGTGGCTACCCCAACCTTGATGGATAAGATGAGAATAGATGACGAAATCGCTGCAACTCCGGAGTAATAGCTAGATGCAAAAACAACCCCTCCGACACGAGCCCTTGATTGCGAGTCTCCTGCGCCGTTGAATGTATCCAGAACAGATTGCCTCACCAGCTGCTGCAGATTTGATGGGAGCGCAGGGCTTGCCTTGATCTGCACCAAGAATTTAATAGCGAGGGCCGATGGTCGCTCAAACTGAATATCGTAGGTTGGATACGGGAAGGCTACACCGCTCTCATCATCCACCACCGTGACGGTGGTGTTTCCGTCAAGGTTACACCCTCCATTTTTCCTCTGGTAGATCGCTTTAGCCACTGCCGCATCATCCCCACCAACGACAGCCACATAGACGCAGTTTGCTGGAATAGAATGAGCAGTTGATCCGACATCCACCGGAGTATCCCTTCGGTTGTCATAGGCGTAAACATCAAGCACTCCTGAGACATCCCACACCGCGCCACGAATGGATGCTGCGGAACCTGATCCGTTTTTGGAAACAGAAGCGAACCGACGCGCCTCAAACTCAGATCTAGACTCCACATTAGTTCCTGTGGTAGCCGCCCCGGCATTGTTTATGGCATCCCATCCTAGAGACGCCTGAGCGATCCGGTTCAGCTCCCCTATCCCCAGCTGGATTGGGCCAGTAGTGGTGCAGGCGAACTGCACTGTTGCCACGCCGCCGATCGGGAATGTCACCGTTCCGCTGGATGCCCAGTAGAGGCCGTTGACATCTCTAGCCAACGCCCCAACAGACAGGACCGCACCAGGCTGCCCGGTAACAGCGGCTTGCACTACGGAAGATCTGGCGCCCTTTCGTGACAAGAAATAGATCCGCCCGATGGCGTCCTGCATGCGCCCCTCGCTTGTCGCCGGGTCCACGCCCGCAATCACTGCCGCCACTGCTGCGTTTGCATCGGTGATGTTCTGCGTCAGGTTGTCGGCGATGTGCGCCTGGGGGGTGGCGCTGCTGGTGATGTTCAGGTTCCCGCCAAATGCGAAATTGTAGTCACCAAGCACGCCCGAGCGGATGTCGGTGGCCTGGGGGATGGTGATGCCCTGATAGGTGATCGTGAGTTTCGGCACATTAGACATTGATGCTTGTTCCGTCTGTCAGGGTGACTTGGATTTGACCAGTGACGCCTCGCGCCTGGTCATAGATTAGCACCGGGGTGGCCGATGCCACCTCCGGCACACGGAGCGCCTCTTGCTGATACCAGGCTGCCAGGGTGGCCTGGGCGGGTCGCTGCCCGAGCACCGACTCCTCGTAGGGGATCCCGTCGCCGGTGTTGTAGGGGGCCTCGCCTCGCCACAGAAGAGACTGGCTGGCCACGTCCTGCGCCACAGAGTAGGCCGACGAAGACAAGGCAATGCTGCCTGACGCATCCACATCCAGATCCCAGGTCGTTGGGTTCAGAAAAATCGTGTCCATCAGTTCGCCTTCGTCAGTGTTGTGAGTTGGCCGTCACCCATGGGGATATCCGGGACTGGTCCACTACCGTGAGTATGGCTGTTTGCCCATTCCAGCATGCGTTCATCAACCAACCTGCGCACTTCGGCTCCAGTGTCCCCAAGTTTAACACCAGATGAGTTGTGAACCAAAATCCCGCTCTGGGTGATCTGGATGTAGCTGGTCGGCGTGCCATTGAGAAAGCCACCAATATAGAGCGCGTCGCTGAAATCGTGTGATCGCCAGCTGCCGGGAGGGGCCGCATCCTTTACCGACTTCACTGCCGAGATGTCGCGGGAGCAGAAGCAGGCCATGCCAATGTCCCCCGGTAACGGGTCCACGATCACCGCATTAGTGCCGCCCTGCAGGCGGAAGTATGGCACGTTGCTGATCGTGCCGTGCTGCACTGTGTTGCCCTGGCCGTCCACCATGTCCACCAAAACCTGGATGTCCACCTGCCCAACCGGTGCCACGCCGGCATTGCGCACCGCCATCACCCGCACAGGCAGGGCCGTCTGCAGCTTGAGCATGGCTTGCTGGATGGCGAAGTTGAGGCCGTTCTGTTCACTGTCGAAATCTGACGGGAGGGCCAGGGGATTGTTGGTTTCGGCCATTAGCGGGTCCTCACAAACTGACTGATCGCATTCGCATTCACGTACATGAACCACGCGCCGCCCGGCGTCTCGCAGTCGAGGTTTGCGGCCACGCTGCGGACGTACCAATCCCCGGCACACGGGGTAACGCTGGTTTCCAGCTTGATATGGCGCCCCCGGTAGATGCCCGGATCGTAAAGGCACATGAAATCCACCCCGAGGTGCGTTGGCGTCGGCCAGCCAACCAGACCCAGTTCGCTATTCATCACAACCGGATCCTGGCTGCGCGGCGTACCGTTCGGAGCGATGGCGATCAGGCCTTCTGATGGCTCGATCCATAGCTGGCAGCGGGCCATGTCGCACAGGGTGCGCAACTGGTTCAGGTATGAACCGCTCAGATAGGCATCCGACACAGTGGCATCAACCCCGTTATTTTCCAGCGGCAGGCCGATCTTCTTGCAGAGCTCCCCGGCGATGGCGGACACCTTCTGCGGCCCGGGCCATGAGGTTGGCGGGTTGGCGTCAACGGACGATTGCAGGGACTGGTATGCCTCGATCGTGAACGACACATCAGGCGCACCCATGTAGTCAGCGTAGGCGCTGCCGATGGTGCCAAGGAAAAGCGTGTTGTATTCGCCATCCGGCCCAGTAGCCTCCACCAACACCTCATTGCGCTGCAGCTCGGTGTTGACGTAATTGATGATGGTCAGGCGGTTCATTACGTCCTGCGCCAATCCTTTGATGGAGATCCGGGCCGTGGCGAACTGCCACCCACCTGGCGCGTTGATTTGCACGGACGAGCGGAAACCCTCATAGATAACGGTGTCCGGCTCGCCAGGGCCAGCGAATGACCCTGTGCGCATCTTGAAGGTGAACCTCAGGCCTCGCTGTTGAAAAGAAGTCGCCACCGGCTGCCCCATCCATCGTAACTGGGCGCGTCGTCACCCTGGGTGTCATAGACCGCGATGTCACCGACAAATCCGGTGTACTCCGCACGAATGATGGCCGACCGATTGACCATCAGAACAGTGTCGCACAAGACCTCGCCAGCCCATGACGCGCTCAGGTATTGGCTGCCACCAAGCTGGCGCAGATACAGCGTGACCGGCTGACCGGCAAGCGTGACCTGCACGGTCTGGGCTGGCACTGCACGCAGGGGGATTTGCTCTATTGCCATAGGCTCCTCATGATCCAAATGTGTCAGTTGGCGCAGTAACTTGATAGTCCCACTGGATATCCTTAACCGGCTCGATAGCCTCGCCAAGCTGCACCCGGGCGGTGAGCGTGGGCGGCACGTTGTTTGGGTCGGCGATCTTGCTGTTGCTGTAGACCACCTGGGTCTCGCGCACTTCCTGCATCATCAGATCGGCGACAATCATCCCGGCCCCACTGGATGCCCCGCGCAGGATCCGATATTCGACCAGCGTGTAACCGCTGTATCGCTTCTCGGGCATGACAACATCCCACTTGGTGGGCAGGTTCAGATTCTCTTGCAGCCAGTCGGTGATGTATGAGCGGGTCGAGGCTCGCCCTTCCTTTGTGACGCGAAGCATCAGCATTCCAGGGTTGCGCACTTTGTTGTAGCTGGTGAAGCTGCCACTCTCGATTGGATAGCTTGACGCCTCGGCGGATCCGTTGACGCCCATCTCGACGATGGAATCCACCATCACCGGGCCATCCTCCTTGCCCGGCTCGAAGATGCCCCACTTGTCGCCCGGAAACAGCGCAGACCACAGCGACCCGAGGGCCGAGCTTAGAACGCTGGTTATCGGCGCCGGTATCTTGCCGCTCTTGAGGACTGGAAAGCCAGGTATTCCTGCCATGTTGACTCCTTGGTTTGCCTTGTCGGCTTGCTGTTGGGATTATTGCACAAAGTGTTGCGTTGGGGTATGGTGCGCTTGCGGATAGGGTAGCTCCCGAAAACGCGCAACTCAGGGCGCGCATCCGCAACACTTCAACCTGAGACACTGCTGAGAGGTGAGACATGGCATTGCCGTTGATAGTTTTTTCGTTTGGTTTGAACGGGGTCGGCATCAAGCGCGGGTTTCTTCGCGGAAGTGATGAGCGATACCCGCTGGTAACAGTAAAATTCATCTTCTTTCGGGCCATATTGCTCGGACGGGAGGCTGCCGGCCTCCACTTGAGCGCTATGTTTGGACTTGCCGATAACTCCAACTGGCTGCTAGATAACTACCCAACCATGAAAGTTAGGCTCAAATCTCACCGTGATGAGGTGTGGGCTGAGGCTAAAGCGGGTACTGAGCGGGAATTAGAGTATTTACGAGGTCACTGCGAGCGGGCCGAAGGGCGCGCTTCGAAGGCTGAAGCCGAGAACTTCGCACTTAGAAAGGTCATCAAGATTTGCTCTGAGTAAAAACAAAGGGGCCCCTCCGGCCCCTTCCCTCACCTAATCCCCGCATCAAACTGACGCACAATCTCGCTCTTGAGTCCTGACGCAATCCCACGCGCATCGGTGGCCTGGGTCTGAACCGTGATCTGACCAATGCTTACCGACGAGCTCCCGCCTCCGCCACCCTGCGCCATGCTGATGCCGCTCAGGATCTGCTGGTCATTCAGGTAAGACTTGCCCGCCTCGTGCTGACTGATACCCCGTATCATGGCCGCCGCCGTTGCCGGGTCGCCAAAGTTCAGTTGCTGGTTAGGATCAAGCCCAGTCGTCTTGGACAGCGCATTGATATAGGCCCCGGTATTGTTGGCCCCCTCCGGTGCGTAGACGCCCATGATCTCGGTTAGGGTGTCAATGCCGCGCTTCTGATACAACTGCAGCTGGCGGTACAGGGCTGAAACTCCCTCCTCGGTGCTCTGGAACTTGGCGAAGGTGTGTCCAGCCACTGTCTCACCGACAGCAGCCCCTCGCTGCCCCGCGAACACCAGATTGCCAGGGTTGTTGTGGCGCTCGGCTACAGATGTTCCCGGCTTGTTGGCAACGGTCGGCCCCATGTAGTGCTCGCCGTACAGCTGCTTTAGCGCCTCGTCCTCGTTGCTGTTAAGCTTCCCCGAGTAAAGCATTGCACCAAGAGGGGCAAACAAGGAGGCCGCGCCAGCAGCCATCCCGGCAAGCGTGGTTGACAGACCTACAAGACCCCCAATCACAGACGACCCGCCAATCAGGCGCAGGGTCGCCAGTGCCAGCAACAACGACGTGCTCCACCCTTCCGTTTTCTCGTCAAGCTCGGCGAATATCTCAACGGCACTGGACAGCGGCGGGATGATGACCTCGGCCATCTTGACGAATGACTCGGCCAGGCGCTCCAGGGACGGCAGCACCTTGATCACCAACTCTCTGGTAATCTTCTCCAGTCGCTGCTGGGCCTTAATCCAAGTCTGTTCTGCCTTATAGGCGGCGTCGGCATCCTTCTGGCTGAATCCTTGCTGGGCTGCCAGGGTGCTGCGCAGCTCCTTGCCACCCTTGGCGATCAGGTTGATGGTGCCCTCGTCAAAGCCCATCTGCTTGAGGTAGGAGTAACGCTGATTCCGGTCGGGGAATGCCTTCTCGGTGGAGTCGGCAATATCAGCCAGGATGTCCGTCAGTGGCTTGGCCTTGCCGGCCGCATCGGTGACACTCACACTCAGTTGGCGCAGGTAGGGGGTGATCGCGCTGTCACCCTTCATGAAGATTTCAGTTACCTGACTACCCAGGTTCTGCAGGGTACCAAGGAACCCTTCCATGCTGCCGCCATTCAGCTCGCTGGCTTTGCCCCAGCGGTGCATAGTGTCGGCGGAAATGTTCAGGTTCTTGGACAGGCGGGATAGGTTGGCGCCGGTACTGACAACATCGCGGGTGAAGTTGATCAGCCCCTTCCCGGCAGTGAGCACGGCAAAGAACTTGATGGCCGAGCGCTGCATCTGGCCAAAGAACTCGGCGGCGTCCTTGCCGGAGGCGGCGATCTGCTTGCCCACCCGGTCGGTTTTCTTGCGGGTGTCTGACAGACCCTTTTCGGTGTCCTTCATTCCCTGCTGGAAGTCTTTGTTATCCAGCCCCAGGGTCACGATCAGGCTATCAATCACTGTTGCCATGCGGCCTCCTACCCTGCCACGCCAGCGGCGCGCACTCGGGCTGTGTTCAGTTGGTCAA